CTACTATACCAGCAATGGTCAGGAGTGACTGGGCAGATAACGTATTAAAGGGTGCTGGCTTGCTTTCGGTATCAGGCGCATCACAAGCCTCACCCATGCAAGAGGAAGGCTCACAGTTTCCACTTAACGCCACAGCAGGCGATATACTCTCTGGCTATGGTGATGCCATCAAGCGTGGCTTTGTCGGCCTTGGTGCGAGTGCGGGTGCTGAGGCTTTGGATACAGCAGGGCTTGCGGCTTTGGTATTAACCCAGCAGCCCGCCTATCAGAACAAATTAGAAGCCCTTGCCCAGCAGGTAAGAGACTGGGGCGATGAGCAGAAAGCCAACCCCTTAACATCATTGGCCGGGGAATTTTTAGGCCCAATTTGACTAATAACTGAGCCTTAAAGGCTCACTAAGTAAAATAATCAATTCAAAAGGCTCGCTTCGGCGGGCTTTTTTTATGCCTGCGATTTGTGGGCAAGCCGCCACCGGGTAACGGGTGATTTCTGGACGACACAGTTTGGTCGAAGGTAGGAAAAATGTCAGAACTAGCAGAGTTTGTCGAAGAATCGGTTGTAGAGGATACCCCTGTTGAGGAAGTGAAAGAGGAGGTGCAAGAGCCTGAAGTTGAGGCCAAGCCCGAACCTGAAGCGGAAGTAGCAGAGGAGCCTGAAGGCTTGCCAACGGAGCCTGAGAAACCTGAGAAGACTGGCGAAGTGCCCATTGCGGCACTGCTCGATGAGAGAGAGAAGCGGCAGGCGTTCGAGAAGAAGTATAACGAACTCCTGACACAGCAAGCAAAACCCCAGGAGCCTGCTCCCGACATCCTTGAAGACCAGGAGGGCTTTCTTAAGCACTTCACTTCACAGATGCAACAGGAGCGCCTGAGCGACAGGATTGAGTTAAGTCAGGAAGTCATGCGGATGCAGCATGAGGACTATGACGAAGCGGAAGCCGCGTTCATGCAGATGGCTCAGGAGAACCCTGAACTGGGTCAACAGTTAGCTGCTGCCAAGCTCCCTGCGAAGTTCGTTTACGACACCGTTAAGAAGGCTGAGAAATTAGCCGCGATGGAAAACGTGGATGAATGGGAAGCGAAGAAAACAGCGGAACTGGAAGCAAAGATCAGGGCAGAGCTTGAAACAAAGGCACAGGCGGCGGCGAAAGCCAAAGCGGACGCTGGCGAATCCCTTTCCCCCTCTTTAACAGCACACAGGGCAGAAGGTGGCAACCGCGAGGTTATCACTGTAGCTGACCCACTCGACACAACCTTTAATCGTTAATAGGAGTCATTCACATGACTGATAGTACTGTAGCATCTGGATTAACAGTCCAGCAGTGGGACGCCAAGTTCTTCAAGGAATACTTGGAAGAATCCCGCTTTAACTCGGAGATGGGAACATCTTCAAACAACATAATCCAGCTCAAGTCTGACTTGACCAAAAAGAAAGGTGACTCGATCACTTACGCTCTGGTTAACCGTCTGACCGGCGCTGGAAAAATCGGAAGCGACACCCTTGAGGGCCAAGAAGAAGAAATGGACTCACGTTCATTCAAACTGGCCGTTAATAAAATCCGTAACGCTGTCCGTGTTGCTGAGATTGATGAGCAGTTCTCTGCTATCTCTCTCCGTGGCGCTGCTAAAGAAGTCCTGAAAGATTGGATGATGGAACAGACCCGTGATGACATTATTACTGCCCTGGGCATGATTAATGGCACTGCTTACGGTTCTGTTTCAGAAGCCAATAAGGACATCTGGTTAGTGGATAACGCTGACCGTGTACTGTTCGGTGACGCATTGGGTAACGGTGGCTATACCGACCATTCTGCTGATCTGTTGACAGTTACGGCTGGAATGACGTTCGGTGCTGCTGAGGCTCAACTGATGAAGCGCATTGCAATGACTGCTGGACCTAAGATTCGCCCTATTCGTACTACGAATGACGAGCGCTGGTACATCACTTATTGTGATTCACGCACCTTCCGTGACTTCAAGGCTGATACTGTTATCCAACAGGCTAACCGTGATGCATGGCAGCGTGGCAAGGATAACCCCTTGTTTACTGGCGGCGATCTGGTTTATGACGGAATGATCTTCAAAGAGATTCCCGATATTGCCTCTTTGGGTGCTGTGGGTGCTACTTCTGCGGCTGTTTCTCCGGTCTATATGTATGGCGCTCAAGCCATCGCTTTAGGTTGGGCGAAGAAGACCACTTCAAAATCCGAGACTTTCGATTACGGCGACAAAGTAGGTTGCGCTGTGGAAGAAATTCGCGGCATTGAGAAGATCGTCTTTGGCTCCGGTTCTAGTGACGTTGCTGATCTGAAAGATCACGGCATTGTTACTGGTTACTTCGGTGCTTCTGCTGACCAATAAGCCTAACGAGGGGTGCTTGTACAGACCCCTCTTTCTTTTTTCTTAAGGTTATTACTATGGCAACTGATTCAGATTTGATTAACAGGGCTTTGGTGCGCTTGAACAAGCTACCAGCGGGGCAGAACGCCTCCAGCTCACAATCAGCTACCATGACTAATATTCTTGCTGTAGTCCTCAATTCGTTAGCAAAGGAGGGGACTATTGATTATATCTATGCCTCTGAGATGCCTGTCGAGGATGAGGATTTTATTGTCACCCTGATGGCGTGGCAGGCACGATTTGACTTCGGTGTATCACAGGAGCGAATCAATAATTTAGCGGGTGCTGTAGGGGAGGCTATGCGAGCCTTATACACGCACCATCAAGCGCCGTATGACGGTGAGCCTACCGAGGCTGCGTACTACTAATGGCCGTTATTCCTGTACCTTTAGTCGGTGCCACGTATAAGCACCGTTCAGGGCAATTGGCGTCACAACGCACGTTAAATATGTACCCTGAATTTAATCAGGAGGCTAATGACGTAGTTTCGCTACAACCGACTCCCGGCGCTTCGCTGTTCTCTGCTGCCAACGGTATTGACCGTGGCATAGGGTTGTACAGTGGTGAGTTATACCAGGTATTGGGCGGTAATTTATACAAGGTTACTGGGGCGGGCGTAAGAGAGCTGCAAGTGGCTATCCCAGGGTCAGGCCGTTGCCTGTTAAGGGAAGATGGCGCGGTATTGGTCATTGTGTCCTCTGACGGTGTGGCTTACACATGGGACGGGACGACATTAACGACTGGCACGACTAACTTTGAAGCGCCTACGTCAATGGCGTTTATGAACTCCCAGTTTTTATACACCTCATCCGGTCAGAAATTTTGGGTATCGGATGTCGGTACACCTTTAACGGTGAATGGCAGTAACTTTGCCTTTGCGTATTCCTCGCCTGATGATTTAGTCAGAATCTACGACTTTAACCAGCGCATTTACATGATGGGCGCTGAGACAATAGAACCGTGGTACAACTCTGGTACGGGTAATCCTCCGTTTGACCGGATTGAAGGCGCATTAATCACTGTTGGATTGGGTGCCAGGTACTCAGTCAGTAATAACGATAATTTCATGTACTTTATCGGTGATGACAAGACCGCTTATCGGTTACAAGGGGCGCAGGCGGGACGGATTTCTGATGTTTCGTTTGCCAATGCTTTAGAGGGCTACACAACGACTGACGCGGTTGGGTTTTGCTACACCTTACAGAACCAGAACTTCTATCAAGTCACCTTCCCGACCAGTAATGCGACATGGCTGTATCACGAAGAAACAGGCAAATGGGCTGAACTATCGACTAACAGTGGTCGGCACTTGGCGAATGATTACGCCTACGCCTATGGCAAGCATTTAGTCTCTGATTACCGTGACGGCTCCATAATGGAGCTTAAGACGGAGGTTTATGACGATAACGGTACGGCGATTATCCGCTTAAGGGATTCAGGGCTAATCGACTCCGGTTACTTCGGGCCTATGTACAAAGGGCGTGATGTCGAGATGAAGTGGCTCAGGATTGTCATGGAGGTCGGTGTCGGCATTGCTACGGGACAAGGCTCAGAGCCTACCATCGCACTGCGTTACTCTGATGACCGAGGGAAAACATGGTCTGCTGAAATGACCCAAAGTATTGGCGTGATGGGCGACTACATGAAGGAGGTCATATTCGACCAGTTGGGGACGTTCTCAGAGAGAATGATCCGTGTTTCCGTGAGTGACCCTGTTCATGTCTCTTTTCACTCAGCCAGTGCTGATGTGAGTTTGTGTCTTGACTAACCCGATACCACAAAGCATCCCTTTTGATATGAAAGAGAGGGCATCTGTTCAAGAGGTCGTTAAGTGCGCGGATCAACTCAGGCTGGGTGAGTTAGCGAATGACCCTCCTTCTCCGAGTGACCCTGTATTGAGACAGATTTGTGAGGTTTTACGCCAAATTAAGGCGGGAGAGCCTGCCAACCCGTTACCGGTGAGTAGCGAACCCTTTTTATATGAATTAATTAATGCGATAGAGCAACTGAGGTAATTATGGGCTGGGGAATAAGCGATATAGCCAAGACTGTAGGCACAGGTGGTCTAAGCCTTGCGGTTGATGGCGGTCTATGGGATGACGTCACAGGTCAGTCGGCGGCTGATGACGCGGCTAAGGCACAGCAGAAGGCTACAGACGCTAGCTTGGCTTTGCAGCGTGAATCCAGGGACATAGCGCGAGAGGATCAGGCGCCGTTCCGTGATGCGGGCGTTAATGCGATACCTGGGCTTGAGAAGTCGATTAGCCAGGGGCAAAGGATTAACACCGGGCAGCGGCAATTCCAGAAATTAAACAACTTTGCCAAACCGATGAATCAGGCGCTATTCCTTGCGAATGACCCTGTGATGAACTATGCCGCTAAAGAGGCAGGACGGACGATAGGTGCACAAACAGCGGCTACAGGTAAGCTGGGGTCGGGTGAGCAGTACCGTGTCTTACAGAACACTTTAGGGGATATGGCGCAATCAAGACTGAATGATCGGAGAGGGGAATTAACCAATCTTATCGGGCAGCAGTCGAACATATTCAGTCAGAATTTTAATAAGAATAATATGAACACTAACTCATTGTTTAATTTGGTTACAATGGGTCAGAACGCGGCGGCGAATCAAGGCGCTGCGACACAGAACGCAACCAACAACATGACCAACCTGTTAACCAATCAGGGCAACGCGAATGCTGCGGCGTCTACGGCGGGTTATAACAACATTATGGGCTTGGTTAACTCAGGTATCGGTGCTGCTGGTACATACTATGGCGCTAAGGCGGGTGGTTAAATAATGGCTATTGATTGGAGAATCCCCGCTAACGTGCAGGGTCTTGATTTAACCCAGGGTGTTCAGGGTTATCTGGCCGGAAACCAGATGAAGAACCGTAACCAGTTAACTGAACTGGCTACGCAGAGGGATACCAGGGATCAGGAAGCGTTTGATATGCAAAAGCAGACCTTTGACCGTGACAGGGAGGAGCGTGTTGTTACCAAACGGGCATGGGACGTTGCCAATCTTATTGCCGGGGATAATATTGACGGTGCCAGGCAGTATCTCCAGCAAGGTATTGTAGAGAGCGAAAACGCAGGCTATAACGCCAACGGGTCGAGAGAAATTCTATCCATGCTTGATTCGGGCAATGTAGAGGGCGCATTAGGCAAGGCCAGCACTGTGATTAACTGGGCTGCGGCTAACGGTA